CCTTCACGGTTGGGGTCGCCAGGTTCGGGAGCGATGTCTGCCAGCCAGGCTATTAGCCAGCAGCATCCCAAACCGCGCGAGATTCTAACAGCTTGAAGCCGTTTGCGTTATATCCGGTTCTTTAGTGCTTAGATCCGGTTCTTGAGTGAATATAACAATTCGAGCGCTCGACGCGGGGTCAGGTCATCGAGATCCACTTTGGCCAACTCATCGAGCACTGGGTGCGGCAGGCTGGCAAACATATCGCTTTGCTGCGGAGCGGCCGGTTTGCCTTTGATGGCAGGCTTGGGCGCTTCATGCGGCAATGCGGTGTCTTCCAGTCGGCTCAAGTGCTCACGGGCACGCACGATCACTTCACTCGGCACGCCGGCCAGTTGCGCTACCGCCAGGCCGTAGCTCTGGCTGGCAGGCCCCGGCAACACATGGTGCAGGAACACGATGCGCTCGTTGTGCTCGGTGGCGTTCAGATGCACGTTGGCCACTAAAGGCTCGGCTTCCGGCAACACGGTGAGCTCGAAATAGTGCGTAGCAAATAGAGTATAGGCACGCAGATGCGCCAGACGCTCGGCGGCCGCCCATGCCAGCGACAGGCCGTCGAAGGTGCTGGTGCCGCGCCCAACTTCGTCCATCAGCACCAGACTGCGTTCGGTAGCGTTGTGCAGGATGTTGGCGGTTTCGCTCATCTCGACCATAAAGGTCGAACGGCCACCGGCCAGGTCATCGCTGGAGCCGATCCGGGTGAAGATCCGGTCCACCAGCGACAACTCGCAACTGGCCGCCGGCACGAAGCTGCCGATATGCGCCAGCAGCACGATCAATGCGGTCTGGCGCATGTAGGTGGATTTACCACCCATGTTCGGACCGGTGATCACCAGCATCCGGGTGTTGTCATCCAGGCTCAGGTCGTTGGCCACGAACGGCGTGGTCAGCACTTGCTCGACCACCGGGTGACGACCCTGGGTGATGCGCATGCACGGCTCGCTGACGAAGCGCGGGCAGTTCAGGTCAAGGTTCAGCGCACGTTCGGCGAGGTTGCTCAGCACATCCAGTTCGGCCAGTGCGCCGGCGGTGTCCTGCAGTGGTGGCAACTGGCTGATCAGGTCTTCTAGCAGCGCTTCGTAGAGCATTTTCTCGCGGGCGAGGGCACGGCTCTTGGCCGACAGCGCCTTGTCTTCGAACTCTTTCAGCTCCGGCGTGATGAAGCGCTCGGCGCCCTTGAGCGTCTGGCGACGGATATAATCGGCCGGAGCGGATTCCGCCTGCTTGCTCGGCAGCTCGATGAAGTAGCCGTGAATGCGGTTGTAGCCGACTTTCAGGTTGGCCAGGCCAGTGCGCGCCTTTTCCCGGGCTTCGAGATCGATCAGGAACTGGCCGGCGTTCTCGCTCAGCGATTGCAGTTCATCGAGTTCGCTGTCGTAACCGGTTTTCAGCACGCCGCCGTCACGGATCACCGCTGGCGGGTTGTCGATAATGGCTTTTTCCAGCAGCGCTGCCAGTTCCGGGTAGGTGCTGGTGGTGGTTGCCAGGCGTTGCAGGTGCGGCGCTTCCAGGTCGGTCATCGCCACTTGCAGTTGTGGCAGGGCGCCGAGAGCATCACGCAGTCGAGCAAGGTCGCGAGGGCGCGCATTGCGCAGGCCGATCCGCGCCAGAATCCGCTCGATGTCGCCGATTTCCTTCAGCTGTGGCTGGAGTTTTTCGAAGCGGTAGCCATCGAGCAGGCAAGTGATCGAGGTCTGCCGCGCCAGCAGCACGGTCAGATCACGCAGCGGACGGTTCAGCCAACGAGTCAGCAGGCGGCTGCCCATCGCGGTCTGGCAGCGATCGACCACCGACTGCAGGGTGTTGTCGCGACCGCCGGCCAGGTTGGTATCGAGTTCCAGGTTGCGGCGACTGGCGCCGTCGAGCACCACGGTGTCATCCAGGCGCTCATGACGCAGGCTGCGCAGATGGGGCAGGGCGGTGCGCTGGGTTTCCTTGGCGTAGGCCAGCAGGCAACCGGCGGCGCCGATGGCCAGGGTCAGGGTTTCGCAGCCGAAGCCTTTCAGGTCTTGGGTGGAGAACTGCTGGCAGAGACTTTTCAGCGCCGAATCACGCTCGAAATCCCACGGTGCACGACGACGCACGCCGCGGCGTTTTTCCGCCGGCAGGTCTTTCGGCCAGTCGTCCGGGATCAGCAGCTCTACCGGGTTGACCCGCTCCAGTTCCGCCAGCAGGTTCTCCCAGCCCTTGATCTCGAGCACGGTGAAGTTGCCACTGGTGATGTCCAGCACCGCCAGACCGAACAGACGCTCGTCGCCCAGTACCGCCGCAATCAGATTGTCGCGGCGCTCATCGAGTAGCGCCTCGTCACTGACCGTGCCCGGGGTAATGATCCGCACCACCTGACGTTCTACCGGACCTTTGCTGGTGGCCGGATCGCCGACCTGCTCGCAGATCACTACCGACTCGCCGAGCTTGACCAGTTTCGCCAGATAACCTTCCGCCGCGTGGTAAGGAATCCCGCACATCGGAATCGCCTGTCCCGCCGACTGACCGCGCGCGGTCAGGGTAATGTCGAGCAACTTGGCTGCCTTCTTCGCGTCTTCATAGAAGATCTCGTAGAAGTCGCCCATGCGATAGAACATCAGCTGGTCCGGGTGCTGGTTCTTCAGGCGCCAGTACTGCTGCATCATCGGGGTGTGGGAGGACAGGTCGGAGACGGCTTTATTCATCGGATTGTCAGGTAACTCGTTAAATGATGTAGGGCAAAAGCAAGGGCAACCGCCGGGCTTTTCCGCGATGGGCGCAAGGTTACCATGGGCGGTCTGCTTGACGCAGGCATGACGGTCCGCTGGCACTTTCTGGGTTTAATTGTGATTTATGCACGTTTTATGCAAATCAGCATTTGTCTTCGGAAAAAACTTCAAGCACTATGCGCGTTATGCAAAAACGCAACGTATCCTCCGTCTTAAGAGCACTGCTCGACCAGCACGGGATCTCCCCTACGGAGCTCCACCGTCGCACCGGCGTGCCTCAATCAACGCTCTCGCGGATTCTCAGCGGGAAGATCGTCGATCCTTCGGATAAACACATTTCGAAGATCGCCGAATACTTCAATGTGAGCACTGATCAATTGCGCGGCCGCGCAGACGTCGCGACCGCGACCGGCGGCGCGCGTGATGACGTGCATGCGGAACTCAAGGACATAAGCCTGTGGGACGACGATACCCCTGTCGATGACGACGAGGTGTCGGTGCCCTTTCTTCGCGAGGTTGAATTGGCTGCTGGATCAGGAAGATTCGTCATCGAAGAGAGCGAACGCTCTAGCCTGCGCTTCGGCAAGCGCAGCCTGCGGCACAACGGTGTGCAGTTCGACCAGGCCAAATGCGTGACGGTGCGGGGTAACAGCATGATGCCGGTACTGCGTGATGGCGCCACGGTCGGGGTCAACGCCGGCAAGTGCGGGATCGGCGACATCATCGATGGCGACCTGTACGCGATCAATCACAACGGTCAGTTGCGCGTGAAGCAGCTCTATCGCCTGCCGACCGGCATCCGTCTGCGCAGCTTCAACCGCGATGAGCATCCGGACGAGGACTACAGCTTCCAGGACATGCAGGAAGAGCAGATCGTCATCCTCGGTCACGTCTTCTGGTGGGGCATGTACGCCCGATAGACTTCCCCTTCACTGAAAACCCGCCCTCTGGCGGGTTTTTTTTCGCCCGAGTAAAACCCCCAACGCCTTGATTTATGCGGCCTTCATGCGTCGGTGCATTTCTTGCGCATAAATAAATGCATTTATGCATTGACTGTATATGCATCCATGCATATCCTTGCCACCAAGCCGCTCGACAAAGCGGCTGGCAACAACAGCTCTTTAGTTCCACAAGAACAGGCAGCGATGAACCGGCCTCAACGGTTCAGAGGGTTGGCAACTGACCCGGGTGTGCAGCGTAAAGCACCAAGAGCAGTTATCCGGCGGGCAGGGACCGCGGTCGGAAAAACAATTTGAATGGACTCGTACCGCGCCAGTAGCGCCGAAAAGTCAGCTTCCTTCTCGAACACAGGATTTGAAGGAAGGCGAAGGAGCGCATTACTGAAAAGCCCGGCAACCATTGCCGGGCTTTTTGGAATGCCTACCTGACGCAGGCCGCTTCAACGAAGCTTCACGGCATAAACGCAGTCAGGCGGAGAATCAAAAGGATTTGCAGATGTTGAAAGAATGCCGCTGCGGCCATTGCAAACGACTGCTCGCCCGGGTGGGTGAGTACGCAGAACTCCAGATCAAATGTTCCCGCTGCGGAACATTGAATCATGCGAGGGCCACGAGCCCCGAGCGATCGCCTTTGAGCGACATGCGTGCTGCACCGTCAGCACAACCTGATCATTTAACTCATAGGTAAAGACATGAACATTCTGAAGAAATACGTTGCTCCATTGCTCGCTCTTGCACTGCTGGGCAATGGCAGCAGCGTGGTTGCCGCCAACCTCTTGGTGAACGGCAGCTTTGAACAATCGACATGCGGTGGTGGCTGCATTCTGGACACACCGGCAAAAACCAATGCCATAACGGGCTGGACGACGTTCCTGTCCGGTGCCGAATACTTCAACATGCCCAATGCCATCGGCGGTTCTGTGGCAGCACATGGCGTGATGATCGTTGACCTGGCCAACTATGTCTACGGTAACGGCGGCGGGATTCAGCAGAATTTCGCCACCACCCCGGGCGCTCGATACCGGCTGACTTTCAGCGCGGGTAACTCGCGTTACGCCAGCCGCTCGGGAGACGGTGTCATTCAGGTGAAAGTGGCCGGGCAAACCGCTACGTTCAAAACACCGACAGCCAAAGGCGTCGCGGTCGAGTGGAGCACCGTCACTTACGAGTTCACCGCGATTACCGCGCAAACAACGCTGGCATTTTCCAACGAGCAGAACCCGTACGCCAACTATGCCTTCATCGACAACGTCATTGTTGAGCGCCTGTAACTGTTGAATGCGCGGAATCTGTCGCTGTTCTTCCCCGCATCAGAGGCGACGCCAGTCCGGTGTCGCCTCTTCACCTTCTCTTCATTCATCAATGCTTTCAGGAGGCGTGACATGACAAACGAGCAACAAGCGTTGCTGGACATGCCAATCTGGCTGGTCATCCTCCTTGCCGTAGCGGGCGGGGTATCCGGCGAAATGTGGCGCGCCGACAAAGAGGGCGCCCGCGGCTGGCCCCTGCTGCGACGCCTGGCCTTACGCTCCGGCGCCTGCATGATCTGCGGCGTGTCGGCGATCATGCTGCTGTACGCCGCTGGCATGTCGATCTGGGCCGCCGGGGCATTTGGTTGCCTCACTGCAATGGCCGGTGCCGATGTGGCCATCGGTCTTTACGAGCGCTGGGCTGCCAAACGCATTGGCGTCTGCGAAGTACCCCCGCGCAACCCCTCATCCGAACAATGATCATTGCCAAGAGAGTCACAGACCATGAATGACGAAGACCTCGCAGCGCTGAACAGGCTTATTGCCGCTCTGCAGGTTCAGACCGATAGCCTGACGGCCATGAATGCTTCCATCAGATTGATGGCTCAGAGCAATCAGGCGCTGGTCGACCTGATCAAAAGCCGCGAGCCGGATCCGAATGCCCCACCTTACCTGGATGGTACGCCGGCGCCCTGAGCGCATTGGCGATGCTCTTCCAAAAGTACTCAACCGAGCAACACCCACAACCCCGCATCCGCGGGTTTTTTTATGTTCGCTGGAGAACGCCAGATGTCGATCCTTACCCAAGGTACTCAAATTTTTGCCCTTGTACCGCCGACCACCGGTTCCGGTCCTTACACCGTGCTGGAAGTCGAACACGCCACTTCTTTCGATCCGGGCGGTGCACCTGCCGAGCAGATCGAAGACACCACGCTCGATGCCCAGGAACGCACCTACAAGAAAGGTCTTCGTACACCTGGCACGGCCAACCTGGGTCTCAATGCTGATCCGACCAATGCCAGTCACATCCGTCTGCATCAACTTTCCGAAAACAATGACGACACCAGCATCAAATGGGTAGTGGGTTGGTCGGATGGCAAAGGCGTTCTGCCAACTGTCAATACTCAAGGCAATGCCTTTGAGTTGCCGACCACTCGTACCTGGTTCACCTTTGATGGTTACGTCTCGGACTTCCCGTTTAATTTCGCCTTGAATGCCGTAGTGACCACAACCGTCACCATCCAGCGCACTGGCGGTTCCGCCTGGATCAAGAAAGCCTGAGGCCCGTCATGAACCTCAAACAGTTGAAAGCCAGGGGCGGCATTGTCGATGGCCAGCCCGTCAAGAAAGAAGTGAGCTGGAAGCATCTGGATGCCGAGTCGGGCCAGGAAGTGACCGACTCCTTCACATTGCATATCCGCCGTCAGTCGTTCGGGGTCATCGAACGGCTGTTCGCTCAAGATCAAACCGAGCAAAGCCGCAATGCGAGCTATCTCGCAGCTTGCGTGTCGCTCGGCGACGACGGGACGGAATCGCTCGGCTACGACGATGCCTACAACCTTGAGCCATCGCTGGGGTTCCTGATGCTCAACGCCGTCAATGAGGTCAATGGCACTGGCGGTGTTGCAGCAAAAAACTGACGGCCGCCGATGAGTTCTGGCACGAACTGGTGCTGAACGGAGTCGGCGGCCGGACGATTGCCGAAGCCAAGGAGTGCATGACCTACCACGAAGCCCTGGCGTGGGGACACTATATCGATCGATATGGCTCGCTCCACACCGGTAGGCGGCTGGAGGCGGGCAGCGCGCTGGTCGCGCTGCAAATCCACCGGCTGGGCGGCGGGATGGCAGAGTTGCTGGACTTCATGCCTCATGAGCATCGCCAGGGGCTTTCTCTCGAGCGTGCCCTTGAGCAGTGGCGATAGGCGTTCATTTACATGACCCGTTTCGGCGGGTTTTTTCTTAACCCGGAGAAAAACACATGGCAGTTACTTCTTCAGCAGGGTTGACGCCTAACCTCGACGGCCTTGAACAAGCCTGGACCCAGGCGTCCCGTATCACCGAACAAAAGCTGCGCCAGATGCAAAAGCAGATCGAGGACGCAGCAAAGAAAATCGGCGTGACGCTGAATGCGTCTGCCAGCTCGATCACCAAGGCAAACATCGCGACCTATGTCGATGTTCAGGAAGAAGCCAGGAAGCAAATCAATTATTCAGACGATTTCGACAAGTTGCGACGTAATGGTGCTCTTGCTGCCGCGCAAGTCGGAATGGGGACCCGCGAAAGTGCGCGGGCGCAGGCGCTGAGCGATATCGACCAAAACTATGCTGCGGCACGCAAGAAGCTGGACACACCTTTGGCAGGAGGGGGCGACCCTCGGGAAGGGGCCGATTACGCAGCCAGTCTCGATGCGTTGAAAGCCAACCACGATCAATTGACCCTGCAAGTTCAAAGCAACTATGAGGCGATGACCGAGGCCCAGGGTAACTGGATAAACGGGGCCACCTCGGCCTGGGATGACTACCTCACAACGAGCGGCAATGTGGCCGGCAAGTCCAAGGAGGTCTTCACCAAAGCCTTCAACACCATGGGCGACGCCGTGAGCACGTTCGCGATGACGGGAAAGTTCTCGTTTTCCGACTTTGCCAAATCGGTACTCGGCGATATGGCCAAACTGGCCGCGCAGACGGCTGTTTCCAGCGGTTTGAGCTCACTGTTCGGCCTGGTGGGTTCAGCGGCATCGTCGATATTCGGCAGTACAACTGCACCGACTCCGCAAACATTCAAACTGGATGGCATGAGTACGACTTACGTCCCGCAACTCGACGTGTCGAACGTTTCCTACCACGCCAAGGGCGGGGCCTTCACCAATGGCATCGCCACCGGTCCGACCCTGGCTCCGATGGCAATGTTCGGCGAAGCCGGACCGGAAGCCATCATGCCGCTTAGTCGCGGTTCCGATGGCTCCCTCGGCGTGCAGGTGCAGGGCGCTGGCCTGGGTGGCAGCAGCAGCCAGCAGGTCGTGATTCAGCAAACCATCAATGTGGGCGACAGCTCGGGTGCAGCGACGAACGGGGATATGACATCGCAGACCGTTGCCAAGGCTTATGCCAGCGCCGCCAAGCAGGGCGCTACCGAGCAGATCGCCCGTGATCTGAAACCGGGCGGCCAGATCTGGTCTGCCATCAACGGCCGCTGAATATCAGCGGCCGCAACGGCTCACGCCCGGAGGAAACATGACAACAGAAACATTCACCTGGACTCCGAAAGTCGAACCCGTCGGCAACGTCGAGTTTCGTCTCAAGTCCGCGAAATTCGGCGATGGTTATCAGCAGGTGGCACAGGACGGCATCAACAACCGATCTCAGTCTTGGCCGTTGACGTTTGTCGGGAATGAGGCGCGGATCAAAACAATCGTGCAGTTCCTCGATCGCCATGCTGGCGCTACACCGTTTTATTGGACAGCCCCCTTGGGCGAACCTGCTCTCTACCGTTGCAAGGGTTATCAACCGAGCCCGCTGGGGGCTGGCTTGTACAGCCTCGCAGCGACCTTTGAGCAGGCCTTTCATCCATAAGACGCTGGCGGCGCTGAATGCCATGACCACAACCCCGCTTCAAGCGGGGTTCTTTTTGCCCGGAGATTCACATGTCCATTACTGCAGATATCCAGGCGTTGGAGCCCGGCGCCTGGGTCGAATTGTTTGAACTCGACGCCACTAGCCTCGGCGCTGAGTTGTACCGCTTCCACGGCTATCCCCGGCAATCCTCGATTTTCTGGCAAGGCCTTGAGTATTCACCCTGGCCCATCCTGGCCGAGGGATTCGAAATGACCGGTCAGGGCACGCAACCGACGCCGACGTTGTCGGTGGGCAACGTGGGCGGGTTCATTACGGCTCTGGTGCTGTATTTCCAGGATCTGGTCGGGGCGCGGTTGATCCGTCATCGCACCCTCGGCAAATACCTTGATGGCCAGCCGGAAGCCGACCCGGAAGAAGAGCTGCCGCCCGACCTCTGGTACATCGAGCGCAAGGTCAGTGAAGACAGCGAAGTGGTGAAGTTCGAACTGGCCAGTGCTCTGGATTTCAACGGCGTGCAATTGCCACGCCGGCAGATTGTCGCCAACGTTTGCTGGTGGCTCAGTTGCGGTGGTTACCGTGGCCCCTATTGCGGTTACAACGGTGGCCCGGTGGCAGATGCCAATGACGTGATCGTCACCGATGCCGCCAGGGACAAATGCGGTGGGCGCCTGAGCAGCTGCAAGCTGCGTTTCGGCGAGAACAATCCGCTGCCTTACGGCTCGTTTCCGGCCGCCGGCCTGATTCGGGGCTGATCATGAACAAGGCAATCCTGGCCGCCATCGAACTTCACGCCATCACTCAATACCCCGACGAATGTTGCGGTCTGTTGATCCGCGATGGGCGCAAACTGCGATATGTACCGTGCCGCAATACCGCAACCACCCCAGGCGAGCATTTTCGTCTGGCGCCGCAAGATTATGCGGCGGCCGAAGAGTGCGGCGAGATCCTGGCAGTGGTGCACAGTCACCCGGATTCTCCGGCAACGGCCAGCGAGGCGGATCGGGTCGCCTGTGAAGCCTCCGGATTGCCATGGCACATCCTGGAAGTACGTAAGGGTGATGACGGAACAGTTGGCAGAGGCGAACTGGTCAGCATCGCACCCACGGGGTATCTAGCGCCCCTGATCGGGCGGGATTTTGTCCATGGGGTGCATGATTGCCTGAGCATCGTCCTCGATTACTACCGCCGGGAAATGAGCATTGAACTGGGCAACTATCAGCGCGAAGACGGCTGGTGGGACAAGGGTGGCAATCTCTATCTCGACAATCTGCCCGCCGCAGGTTTCGAACAGGTCAGCCGGCTGCAACAGGGTGATGTCGTACTGATGCAGATTCGCTCGCCAGTGCCCAACCATGCCGCCATTTATCTGGAAGATGGCATGCTCAACAGCGAGCCGGATCACTTTCCGGCGCCGGGTTCGATCCTGCATCACTTGTATGGACGCGACAGCCGGCGCGACACCTATGGCGGGTATTGGGCAGAGGTGACGGTGAGTTGCTGGCGGCATCGGTCGAAGAATCTGGCAGACACCGGCGCTTCCTGAGCTCAAAAAATTGAAACCACACTGGAGATCCTCTCCTGGAGCCGAGCAATGAATCAGCAGAAACTTAGAACCATTCGATTGTACGGCACCTTGGGTGCCAGTTTCGGACGTGTACACCGATTGGCCGTCAGCAATGCCGCCGAGGCCATTCACGCCCTTTGTATTCTGATTCCCGGCTTTGAGCGTTTTTTGATGGAATCCAGGGATCGAGGGCTGAGCTACTCGATCTTTTTGGGAGACGACAACATCGGTCATGACCGGCTCAAGGCACCGAGTGGAGCATCGGATATCCGAATTGCGCCCGTTGTTATTGGCAGCAAGCGTGCGGGGTCGCTGCAAACCATTATTGGCGTTGTACTGATCGCTGCCGCGACTGTTTTCGGCGGCGGTTTCGCGGGTACCGCAGTAGGTGGCGGCTGGGGAGCGGTGGGGGCTGCCGGTGTCTCGATGACCCTGGGTGGTGTCATGCAGATGCTCTCCCCCCAGGCCAAGGGACTGAGCACTCAGGACAGCCCGGCCAACCGAGCCAGCTATAGCTTCAACGGACCGGTCAACACCAGCGCCCAAGGCAATCCCGTGGGCCTTCTTTACGGTCAGATGATTGTTGGCAGTTCCGTCATCAGTGCCGGGATTTACGCTCAGGACCAACTCTAGCGTCCGGCGTTTCCCTGACCTCCAAACAACCCGCCCGATGCGGGTTTTATTTCGCCTGAAGGAAAGCCATGACTGACCTCATTCTCGCTGGCAGCAAAGGCGGCGCCGCCAAGCCGCGCCCCTCCGTGGAAGCGCCAGACAGCCTGCAAAGCACGGCCTACGCTCGTATCCTCGATCTCGTCAGCGAAGGCGAGATTGTCGGTCTGAAAAACCATACTCAATCGGTGTTTTTGGACGAAACGCCGCTGGCCAACGACGACGGTAGCCTGAACTTCAACGGCGTGACGCTCGACGTTCGTACCGGTAGCCAGGACCAGGCACACATCCCGGGTTTCCCTGCGGTGGAAAATGAAACGGCTGCGGCTGTCGAACTGCGCAGTGATCAACCCTGGACCAAGGCCTTCACCAACCTGCAACTGTCCGCCGTGCGTATTCGCCTGGCAGTTTCGCGACTGGCACAGACCAATACCGGCAATGGCGACACCAACGGCTACACGGTCAAGTACGCCATTGATCTGTCTACCGATGGCGGTGCTTTCGTCGAGGTGTTGGCCTCTGCTTTCAGCGGCAAGACCAGCAGTAAGTACGAGCGCTCGCACCGCATCGATCTGCCGTTGGCCAAAAGCGGCTGGACCGTGCGGGTGCGTCGTTTGACGCCCAATTCCACCAGCGGCGCCATCGCCGACACCACCAGTGTCGAGTCGAGCACCGAGGTGATCGACGCCAAGTTGCGGTATCCCGGCTCGGCCATCATCGGCCTGCAATTCGATGCGTCGCAGTTCCAGTCCATCCCATCGCGCTCCTTTGAACTGCTGGGCCGGATCATTCGAGTGCCGAGCAACTACGATCCACAGAGCCGCGTCTACTCGGGCGTGTGGGACGGTACGTTCAAATCGGCATGGACCGATAACCCGGCTTGGATTTACTACGATCTTTTGCTGCATCCGCGCTATGGCCTGGGGCATTTGCTCAATGCCGGCCAAGTCGATAAATGGGAACTGTATCGCATTAGTCAGTACTGCGATCAGCCCGTGCCTGATGGCAAGGGTGGCACCGAGCCGCGCTTTACCTGCAACTTGTACCTTTCGGCGCGTGCCGATGCGTTGAAGGTACTGCAAGACCTAGCCACTACATTCCGGGGCATGTCGTATTGGGGGGCCGGCTCAGTCATGGCTGTGGCCGACATGCCGGAGGACCCGGTCTACACCTATTCCAACGGCAACGTTATCGTCGGCAAGTTCGTCTACGGCGGGTCGGCGAAAAAGACCCGGTTCAGCGTGGCATTGGTCAGCTGGAACGACCCTGCGGACTTCTACCGGCAGAAGGTCGAGTATGTCGACGACCCGGACGGCATCGCCCGTTATGGTGTGCAGCAGACAGAAATCAGCGCCACCGGCTGTACCTCTCAGGCGCAGGCACAGCGAATCGGTAAGTGGGCACTGCTGACCAATCGCCTGGAAACTGAAAGCGTTACCTTTGCGGTGGGGCTTGATGGCACGTTGGCGCGCCCGGGGCAGATTATCCGGGTGGCCGACAATGATCGCGCCGGGCGACGAATCGGCGGACGCCTGCGTGATGCGACGCTTGATACGCTGACCCTTGACGCGCAGGTCACCGCCACAGCGGGCGACTCCATCACGCTGGTCATGCCAACCGGTAAAGCGGTATCCCGTTCGATCAAGTCAGTAGACATCAGCGGGGAGGTTCAGCGTGTGCTGCTGGCGCAGCCACTGAGTGAGCTGCCACCGGCCCAGTCGATGTGGGCGATCGACTCGCCAACCCTGGCCGCACAGCAATTTCGCGTGATGTCGATTGCCGAAGACTTCACCGACAACGAAATCAAATACAGCATCACTGCCGTCAAGCATGTGCCGAGCAAATTCGGCGCCATCGACAATGGCTCCCGAATCGAGCGGCCGCCGATCACTGTCATTCCGCCAGGCGTTCAGGCGCCGCCGGGTTCGGTCACCGTCAGTAACAACCACTTCATTGATCAGGGCAGCGCGGTCGGCGTCATGACCATTGAATGGACGCGTCCGGCCAATGCCATCGCCTATGAAGTCCACTGGCGCAAGAACGACAGCGAATGGGTTTTCGCCGGCCGTACCGGTGGGACTTCGATGGAAGTACGGGGCATCTATGCCGGGCGGTATGTGGCCAAGGTGCGGGCAATCAATGCACTGGACATCGGTTCGATTTATGCCACTTCGGTGGAAACCCAACTTTCCGGCAAAACCACGCCACCGCCTTCGGTGACCTTGCTCAAAGCTGAGAGCCTGTTGTTCGGTATCGGCCTGAAATGGGAATTCCCTGTAGGTGCAGAAGATACTCAGCGCACTGAGATCTGGTACGGGCCGACGCCAAACCTGGAAACGGCCACGAAACTGGCCGACCTGGCTTATCCGCAAAGTGATTACACGATGCAAAGCCTGTTGGCCGGTGCGACGTTCTTCTTCTGGGCGCGGCTGGTTGATCGCACGGGCAATATCGGTCCGTGGTATCCGATCGGAAATGGAGTGTTCGGGCAGGCCAGTTCCGAGGCCGGTCCGATTCTCGACCTGCTCGCCGGGAAAATTTCGCACACCGAACTGGGTAAGGACCTGCTCAGCGAGATCGAGAAAGTTCCGGGGCTGCAAAATCAGATCGATGCGCTGGATGAAAGCTATGACGCGGCCCGGGCCTATGCGAAATACGCGATCGTGCGTGTGGGCGATCGACTGTATCAAGCCAAGGGCCCGGTACCGATCAACCTGCCACCGCCGAATACTACTTATTGGGCCGACGTAGGCCAGACGGTCGAGACCGCCAGTGGTCTGGTTCAACAGGTTGGAAGCAACACTGCCGAGATCAGCAAGATCGACGGTGCGGTGACCGCCCAGGCGGCTGCCTTCCAGGCACTGAGAGCAGCATCCCGCGACGATAACGGTGAAGGCGAGCTGGCGGATGCGCTCAAAGGGTGGACGAGTACGGCGGCCATCGCTACGGAAAGCCTGGTCCGGTCGACACAGAACGAGGCAACCGCGCAGCGGCTTTCGACGCTGGAAGTCAGCACCGGAGGCAACGCTGCAGATATCAAGTCGCTGGAGAAGGTCGTCACGACGACCAACTCGGCAACGGCGACGAAAATCGAGCAGTTGAGCGCGACTGTCGGTGACAACAGCGCGGCCGTTCAGCAAACCTCGACAGCCCTTGCAAATACCAATGGCAAGTTGTCGACGATGTGGTCGGTGAAGATGGATACCACTGCTGGTGGTCAGAAGTACGCCGCCTCCTTTGGTCTTGGACTTCAGGTCGACCCATCCGGTGTCTCGTCGCAGTTTGTGGTTCGTGCGGACACATTCATGTTGTTGAACCTGGCCAATGGGACGCCCGTCTCACCGTTTACCGTGACTGGTGGCCAAACGTTCATCAATGACGCCTTTATTCAGAATGGCTCAATCAACATGCTGAAAATCGGCGAAAACCTACAGTCGGAAAACTATGTGGCGGGCAGATCCGGATGGAGGCTGACCAGGGCCGGTAGCTTTGAAATAAACAGCAGCGTGGCCGGCCAGGGCCGGGTGGTCATGACTAACAGATCGCTACGTGTATTTGACGCCAATGACGTCAAGCGTGTGCAACTGGGAGACCTGAGTGAATGAGCTTTGGAATGACGGTGTTCGATGCCAATGGTGTGCAAACCCTGGGCGTCGAGGATTTTACTATTCAGAAACTGGCTCAGATGGTCTTGCCTGAGAGCCGTACAGGTGGTTCAGGCACCCGATCTGATTATATTTTGATGGATGTTCCAGGTTATAACCCCTCTACCTGTTTTGTGGTTATAACTCCCAGGAAATATGCCGGATACAATCAGCCTGGTCGTCCGGATTTGTGGGGTTATGTTCCAACTTACAAAGATTTGGGCGGCAGTCTGATAGGTATTTTTACCTATGTAAACAGGCGCCGACCCACGGGTTATCGTGATAACTATGTCGATGAGTGGGTTTCACACACTGTCGAATGTGTTGTCGAAGTAGTGAAGGTGTTGTGATGGCGGATTACGGACTTTCAGTGAGTAACATGTACGGGTCTGTCGTGATTTCCAGCTCGTATAAAGTGATGGTGTTCTCCGAGCGCGGCAGTTTCAGAATTCAATCCAGATACTCCGACAGTGAGGGTTACGGCTCGGTCACCTTTACGAAGCCTATCTACACACAGGAAGCTCCGCAGGTTTTTGTAAGGCATGTTAGCGGTGTGCATACATCGCTCGGTCTTTTCATCACCATGCTGGGCGGTCCCGGGAACTGGACGGGATTCGTGATTACCTCGGCGGTGCGTACAGGTAACACGCTGCAAAATTACCTTATTGAATATGTTGTCTGTAAATATTCGGATCAACCCAGTCGTCAGCCCTATGGCATGAATATCTATGACGCGCAGGGGCAAGTGGTGTTCTCGTCCGATGACAAAGTTGTCAGATACACAAAGTTTGCAAAGAACTGGACGCTGGTCGTTGGTAATCAGGTTGATATTTATAAAAGCAATCTGACCGTCGATGCTGATGATTTTGTTTGTGTATCCAGCATTGATCGTGGCTTGAACTGGTTTGCCGATGGTGCTGGCTATGTCGGAATTAGTTTGTTGAATAATAATGCTCTTACTCTGGAAATTACGGCTCAGCGATCCGGTGGTGGCTATTGGTACTATCAGGGTGCGAATGGGACTTGCTTTGGTATTCCGGTTTGCAAATTTCCGCTTTCCAGGTACTACAATTAATTAATGTTCGAGGTACGCCATGTCGTGGAGCAAGGTCGGAACGGTAAGTGTCACAAATAACTCAAACTCTGTTATAGGTTCCGGCACATCGTTTATTGTCAGTGGCCGTGTCGGGGACGCATTCAGAGGCCCGGATGGCAGTTGGTACGAAGTCACCAACATCGCCAGTGATTCGGCGATGTCCATTGCGCCGAATTATCAGGGGGCAACCAACGGAGCAGGCACGTATGCGCTGGCTCCCTTACAGGGCTATGTCAAAGAATCAGCCGATGCGTTGCGAGCACTGGTCAACACATACGGTGCAAAACTGGCGGCACTGGGTAGTACTGCAAATTATGAGATTTTGCCTGTGTCAAAAGGCGGAACCGGTGGTACGACGCCTGCCGAAGCCAGGGCCGCGCTGTCGCTTGGTACTACGGGCAACTACGACGTACTGCCTGTCGAAAAAGGTGGCACCGGCAGCGAGACACCCGCTGCTGCCCGGGTTGCTTTGGGACTCGGCAGTGCCGCATCAGCGAACCTGCAAAGCAGTCCGAGCGATGCAACCCCTGGCCGAGCCATGCAAGTCGGCGCATTCGGTATTGGCGGTGACACACCGGTGTTTTACGCAAGTATCGATGACGTGGCAGAGGTACCCGCGGGGCGCTGTTTCGTTATCAACACTAGCGGCGGGGTTAAGCCCCCAAACGCCAGTTACGGCTTGCTGGACACTATCAAAGTTGTTGGCCAACCCGTTCATCAAATCTGGCACGAAGTAAACGGAATTGCCTCCGGCGGCACCCTGCGCACCTGGGAGCGTGATCAATACGGCACGGGGGTATTTGGCCCGTGGCGCATGGTTTACCGGCAGAACAACATTATCGGGGCCGTTACCGGGGCGGGTGCTCCTACGGGGGCGATCATCGAGCGTGGCGCCAATGCTAACGGTGAATACACCAAGTATGCCGACGGCACCCTGATCTGCTGGAAGGCGATCACGACGAACTCTACGGGCACTTACGCGTCGGGCGCGCTGTTTGGTAGCGATGCCTATGGACCGGGTGCATTTCCCTCAGCCTATGTATCGGTGCCAATGGTGGCTTCGGGCGCGACGCGAGGTGTCAACTCGGATTGTGTCCTTGCCAGCGCTTTCAATCCCCCGACGCTGAACAGTTGGGGCGCATGGCGCGCAATGGCAATTTCCAACGCAGCCGTGGCTGCTCAAATCAACCTGATCGCAATCGGGCGGTGGTACTAATGAAGATTATTTTGTCACCGCAGCGCAGAGAAGACTCTCTGGTGCTGCGCAAGCTGGGAGATCAGCTCACGGTCAACGGTGAAGTGTTTGATTTTTCCCGTCTGGGTGACGGCGATACGCTTCCGGAAGGTGCAATTCATTCCGAGTGGTTTGTCGGGGACGTCACCCGTGAGCAAGGCGAGCTGACGCTACGTCTGTTGTTACCGATTCCTGCTCACTACAGCCCGGCTCAAGCCTATCCCGAGGACCTTGTCGAGGTTCCTGATGGAGAGGTGGCATTGCCGCAGCCGTTGTCGCAACCGGAGGCAGGCGAATGAATATCGACTGGTCGCAACTGATCACCCGTGACATGAAAGAGGCCGCTGCTGCTGTTGCGAGATTGAACGAAGCGCAAGCGCTGCTCACTGATCGGAACGAGGCAGCGGCAGCGCAGATTTCGCGTATTCAGGATCGTGTCGAAACCTTGGGTTATGGCATCGATGCTGGCGCGGCGACGCCTCAGGACGAGGCGGAACAACGCGCGTTGATGGAGGGACTCAAAGCCTGGAAAACCTACAAGTTCAACCTCGGCAATGTACCCCGTCAGGCCAGTTGGCCAGTGTCGCAGACATGGCCTGTGCAACCGGACATTCCGGAGATTTCAGCAGCACCGGAAAAGGCCGTCGATGCAACGGCATGAGCCTGCGCAGTCTGTGATTCCCCGCCCTCAGAGGGCGGTTTTTTTTATTCAGGAAACAAGGATGATGCCATGCCATGGCTAAGAGCAGGCACGGTCAATGTCACGAACAACTCGCCAGTGGTCACTGGTGTCGATGTTGATTTCGTGAGCAATGCCCGGATAGGCGATGCCTTCGTCGGGCCGGACGGCAGGCAGTATGAGGTGAGCAATATCGCAGGCCCGGCGATGTTGTCGATCACGCCGGCCTATCAGGGCGCAACAGTAAACGGTGCGACCTATTCGATCATGCCGGTACAAGGGTATCCCAAGGCGCTGGCCGATGCATTCAACAATCTGAATGTTCAATACGGTCCGAAGCTGGCGGCGCTGGGTGCGGCGAGTGGTTTCGATGTACTGCCAGTGCGTAACGGCGGAACTGGCGCGACCGATGTCGTTGCCGCTCGGCAGGCGCTGGGGCTCGGGGCCGTCGCCACTGATGCGATCGTCCCGATCGTACGGGGCGGAACCGGTGCCACCGACGCAGCTTCGGCGCGATCGGCGCTTGGTCTGGGTGCCGTCGCCGCCGACGCAGTCGTCCCGATTGCGCGTGGCGGCACGGGCGGGACAACCCAGGCGACGGCCAGGTCGGGCCTGGGACTGGGGAGCGCGGCCGTCGCCTCGCTGGTGGGAACGGTCAGTCAAGTTGCGGGCATTGCCACCGGTGCTGTCATCGAGCGTGGTTCCAACGCAAACGGGGAATACGTCAAGTTTGCCGACGGTACTTTGATTTGCACGCTCTTCAATAAGGGGCCGGTCGCGTTCAACAACACGTCCAACATGGGATTCAACTGGACGTATCCAATGGCCTTCGTGGCGCCAGGTTTTGTGACCGCCAATCTGGTGGGCGTATTGGGTGTGGCGAGACAAGTGACGTCCGTTGGCGCCTATAGCAGAACCAACACCTTCGCCAGTATCTGTGTCTTCAGTCTCGGGCAATTCGCGGAGGCCGACGTCTCGATGGTCTCCTTTGACTGTCTCGCGATCGGACGCTGGTTCTAGCGACAGCACCTACTCGGTACTTTCATCATGAAAATGACACCCCTGATCACGCAACTGCGCGACCAGTGTCCGACCCTGGGCAATCGAATCGCAGCCGGGGTCGACCTGGCAACACTTCAAACTGACAACCCGCTGCAACCCCCCTGCGCCTACGTTTCACCGCTGGAGGATCTGGCCAGCGCCAGCACCGCGCAAAACCTCACCGCCCAACCGATCCGCGACCGCTTCGAAATCGTCCTCGCGCTTGACGCAACCGACGCTACAAAAGCGCTGGATCTGTTGCACGACCTGCGTGCCGAACTGTGGCGTGCGCTGGTGGGATTCAAGCCGGGCAATGACTACAGCGCCATCGTCTACGACGGCGGCGAGATGGTCTCGATCAACAGCAGCCGGGCCTTCTATCGGCTGCGCTTTTTTGCCGAGTTCCAGCTCGGCCGCAATCTGCCGAGTCAGCCTGCGGAGAGTTGGCACGAACGTGAACTGGACGGTTTGTCGTCCTTTACCGGGGTCACCGTGCGGGTCGATGCGATCGACCCGGCCGACCCCAATCTGAAACACCCGGGCCCTGACGGGCGCGTGGAACTGACTTTCTCTGGAGACGTAACCCCATGAGCAATCGCATCACCGTACTGCCGGCCGCTGGCCGTGCCGTGCCTGACCCGGAAGCGGGCGATCTGCTGCCCCTCGAAGGCCGTGAAGTACTGGACAGCGCCTGGTGGCGCCGACGTCTGGCCGACGGCGATATCACAATCAAAACCGCAAAAGCGGCTAAACCACAGGGAGCCAAATAATGGCGATCGGATTCAGCAACATCCCCGCGGACATTCGTGTACCGCTGTTCTATGCCGAAATGGACAACTCGGCCGCTAATAGCGCGACGTCGACCCTGCGCCGTTTGATCGTCGCTCAGGTCAACGACAACATTGCCCCGAGCGAAGTCGGCAAATTGGTGCTGGTCTCCAGCGTTGCGCTGGCGAAAAGCATCGGTGGTCAGGGCTCGATGCTCGCCTCGATGTACGAGACCTTCCGTAAGGCCGACCCGATCGGCGAGATCTGGTGCCTGCCGCTGCACAACGCTGAAGGCGCGATCGCCAAAGGCGTGCTGACCCTGACCGGCACCGCGACTCAGGCTGGCGTACTCAACCTGTACGTCGCTGGTGTGCGGGTGCAGGCCACCGTGGTCAACGGTGCCACCGCTGCTCAGGCAGCCACCGCACTGGCACAGAAAATCAACGCCACGGTCGATCTGCCGGTCAGCGCTGCCGCTGCCGAAGGTGTAGTGACCCTGAGCGCCAAGTGGACCGGCGACAGCGGTAACGACATCAGCCTGCAGTTCAATCGCCTGGGCAAGAGCAACGGCGAAGAAACCCCGGCCGGCCTGACCACCGCGATCACCGCCATGACCGGTGGTGCCGGTGTGCCTGACCAGGTCGCAGCTGTGGCTGCACTGGGCGACGAGCCGTTCGAGTTCATCGCACTGCCGTGGTCGGATCTATCGACCCTCAACACCTGGCAAGCGGTGATGGATGACAGCACCGGTCGCTGGTCGTGGGCCAAGCAACTGTTCGGTCACGTCTACAGCGCCAAGCGTGGCACCGTTGGCACTCTGGTCGCCGCAGGCCAGGGCCGCAACGACCAGCACATGACCATTCAGGCGCTGGAGCCGGGCGTACCGCAACCGTTCTGGGTACAAGCTGCCGCACTGGCTGCGCGCACCGCGGTGTTCATCTCCGCCGATGCCAGCCGTCCGACGCAAAGCGGCAGCCTGCCGGGCGTTGATCCGGCACCGGCCAGCGAGCGTTTCACCCTGACTGAGCGTCAGTCGCTGCTCAACTACGGCATTGCCACCGCGTACTACGAAGGCGGTTACGTGCGCATCCAGCGTTCGATCACCACCTACCAGAAGAACGCTTACGGTCAGGCCGACAACTCCTACCTGGACAGCGAAACCATGCACCAGTCGGCGTTCATCGTGCGTCGTCTGCAAAGCGTGATCACCAGCAAATACGGGCGCCACAAACTGGCCTCCGATGGCACCCGTTTCGGCGCCGGTCAGCCGATCGTGACCCCGGCGACCATTCGCGGCGAGCTGATTGCGCAGTACGCCAAGCTGGAACTGGAAGGCCACGTGGAGAACGCCGAGCTGTTCGCCGAGCACCTGATCGTCGAGCGCGACGTGCAGGACCCGAGCCGCGTGAACGTGCTGTTCCCGCCGGATTACATCAACGGTCTGCGCGTGTTCGCACTGCTCAACCAATTCCGTCTGCAATACGACGACGCGGCCTGATCGCCGCGTTTGGCCGTAAGCATTCAGCCCACCTCGGTGGGCTTTTTTATTTGAAGGGAGTAACACCATGGGTCAAGTGATTGCAGGCACCTGCTACGTCAAAGTCGACGGTGCACAACTGACTATCAATGGCGGCTGCGAAGCCCCGCTGATGGCTGTCAAACGCGAAACCGTCGTACCGGGTTTCTACAAGGAAACCGACGTTGCGCCGTCGTTCAAAGTGACCGCGCTGCACACCGCCGACTTCCCGCTGAAGAAACTGATCGAAGGCACCGACATCACCGTCACCTGCGAATTCAGCAACGGCAAGGTCTACGTGCTGGCCGGTGCCTATCTGGTCGAAGAACCGGTTTCCAAGGGCGATGACGCCACCATCGAACTGAAATTCGAAGGCATCAAGGGGACCTGGCAATGAGCGGCGCCGTGAAGCTTCAGGTTGCGATCG